TTGAGGTACGTGAATATTCATCTCGTCTCCATCGAAATCGGCGTTAAATGCTTTCGTCATGGCTAGATTCATCTTTAGTGTTTTTAGATTTTTGACAACAATTTTAAAAGCCTGCATTGAAGCTTTAACAACGACGAGATAGACGACACGGAATTCATTTCTAACCTGAACTCCCACCATCTCCGACCTGTAGTGCCACCACCAAGCCAGATAACTTACGCTAACATTACGACTTTGAGAGAAGATGGCACAACGTCTAATATGACTCTTCAGGCCAAAACACGGGAAGATTTCGTGACTTAGTTGAAAAAGTATATAGCTTCTCTTTCCGAAACCACAACCGAAATAACGAAAAAGAAGATATTTGACGATCTTAAAGTAAAGAAAGATCGTAAAGATAAGTTTCCGATATTGAGAGCTATTTTGGCTCAATTGCGCCCAGAAATATTGTTGAAGTTGAAAGAGTAGGAGTGTCACAAAAGATGTTTTAATTTTAAAGCTTGTACAAGCTTTAAAATTTTTCTCGATCCATAGATAGTTCTTTGGCTATTTCCATTATTGATTTTGGAGAAGTTTGTTGAGTACCCTTCTTCTCCGAGGAAAGACGAGTAACAATAGTAGACGAGTTTCTCTCGATTCCGTCGCCATTGTTGGCCAATTCGATTGTTGGAGATGTAGATGGCGTAGATATAATATTGAACCATTCAAACGCATTATCTCCAACATAAAGAGAAATTTCGTCTTCGTGTATGACTACTATACTTGGTACAACAGAAAATTTTCTTGTAATTACGTTTTTCATTTCGTCGTTGTCAATATTTATAAATTTTATACTTAATTTGTCCATCAAACTTGAATTATTAATAAATTGAAGTAAAGCTTTAGAATTTCCAGAATGACTGCTATAAAATATAGTGACCATCGGAGCTTGTTCTCTGTTTGTCATTATGTTTATTATTTAAAAATAAATGACTAAACAACAAACTTATTCAATTTTAGATCCACTAAACAAAACTAAAAAAAATGGTAAACGCCATTTAATAAGCTCTCTTATTTTAGATAGATTGTTTTATATTTCACACCCATCAATTTCAACCTTAGAATGCTCCATAAATTTAAATGTTGGAGCCGGAAATGCATTATTCGACGGTATGGCGAATGAAATTATATCTTTGGGTAGTTTTAACCCTGAACAAATTGAATTGAGAGCAAAGACATTTTCTGTCTTGTTTAAAGATGTGGCAGCTATGAAATTGTTAAATATTATTTTTAAAGGTCATTCTAATCATGCTTTATATCCAATATATTTAAAATGGATAGAAGGATCGGAATGGATGGCAAACTGTTAGTCTTGATTTTATGGCCACACAAACTTTATATTGATCTTTATTTATTACATAAATTAAAACTTACATTTTAGTTTTATGTTCAAAATAAGCATAAAATTAACTAAAACTTCATATGAAATTTCATATGAAATTGGAATGTGTAAAAGACTGACATTTTATTTAAGTCCGGTAGAACCAAATCCCCCTAATCCTCTAATTGAGCGAATACACGTATTTACGTGATGAACGTTGCCCTCAAAATCTTCAATCAAAGTATTAGGATACACCACTCGTTCAACTATCAATTGAGCAACTCTGCTCCCAACTTCAATGTCAAAATCGGAATCGCTGTGGTTGTGTAAAATGACCATTAATTCGTTGCGATAGTCCTCATCTATGACACCCGCACCAACTTCAATACCGTTTTTGAAAGATAGACCCGAACGCGACGCAACTCGACCATACGTGTTTGGCGGTAGTGTAACCTTAATTCCGGTTTTCACTGCTTTATGAGATCTTGCCGGAATAACACAATTTTCGCATGCCTTAAGGTCATACCCCGCAGAACGTTGAGTACCTCTTTCTGGCGGAGCAGCTTTATCACTAATAAGTTCAAATTTAATTTTTTCAGGTTTATTTGACCACACCAAATATGCGACTGTAACGATAAGACCTACAATCGTTATAGTAGTCACACTTAATAAATATACAACAATAATATCCACAATCATGGTTCTCTTTATCTATAAAATATTTGTTTATAAATCTTTCATTTTTTATTATTTGGGGTTGCGAATAGGCTAACATATTAGTTGATAATAAAATTTTTTAAAGTATACAAGAAACCTTTGTAATATAAATAAATATGATTGCTGCATTTGATATAGGTGTTAAAAATTTTGCATTCGCCGTTAAAGATAAAGACGAGTTTGTTATCTTACGAAACACCAGTTTGGATAATTCTGTGACCAAAACAGACCTCACTCGTTTAAAAAAAGAAAATTTGATCGAAATGATGGCCAGTCTTCAAATAAGTTCTGAAAAGATGAAGAAAAAGGAAATGGTTGACATTATCGCCTCCAAAAAGAAAAAATACAAGCCATTTAAAGATGTGGGACTTGCTTTATTCCAAGTTATGGATGATAATATTCATATTTGGGACGAATGTAATGTTTTTTTAGTAGAGAGGCAAATGACTGTAAATCGACAAGCTTTAAAATTGTCCCATTATCTTGAAGCCTACCTTAAAATTCGTTATCCAAGTAAAAAAGTGTTAAATTACAGTGCAAGTTGCAAAACGAAGAAATTGGGAGCTACAAACTTGAAGACTAAGAGAGACCGCAAAGAATGGACAATTCACTACGTATCTAAATTATTGAAAGACGATAATTTAAAATACTTTAAAAACTTAGTTAAACAAGACGATGTCGCAGATGTTGTATGCATGATTGAATCATACATGCTAAAGAAATAATTTTAACCTTTTCAAGGTTAAAATTATATTGTATTTTTATTCTTCATCTAACCAGGCATCATTTGTGTGCCTGTTGTATAAGATCGTATTTTTCGTCGAAATTCGATACTCTCGACGATTTGTATATAATTGTGGCCAGAAAAATTTTAATTGGGTCGTCCGCCTTAACAAACTGATCAACCCTTCAAACGAGAAGTATTAATTTGTTTAAGTTGTTCTAAAAGGTCTTTTTGAGCTTTTTCGGTTGCCTGTTGGCTCAGAAGTTCAATTGTTTCAGGACTTAAAGTTGGTTGTTTGGATAATGAAGTCGATGGACCCTTTTTCCACTCGTTTATTGTATTTTGAATGTCTTCAAACTCTTCGTGCGTAATTTGACCATCTATGATGGCTTTGCTTATTTTATGGTGAAGATTGTTAAGAGTGGTGTGAGCAATTACAGATAGTTTGTAATGTTTCAATTTTTTTTCATTCAACTTACTGTGAATAAGTTTAGCTACACCAGAAATTAATCCAACACCAGAAAATGTGGCAGATGATATCACACTTCCGACGCCTGGAATAGTCGCAGCAAGTGTACCTACGACAATATCAGCCAAAATTAGAGTGTATTCAACACCGTCTGTCAATGATGAAAATCGTCCATATTTTTTACAAATTGAATTTCGTGATTTAATTTCATCTTGTAAAAGTTTTTCATCATCCATAATTTTTTTAATCCGGAAATTGGTAGATTCGGTTAGTAGTTCCGGATATTTAGTAAAATTGTCTCCTTTAAACATTGAAGGAGCAGTCGGAGTATTAAAATTCACCGATGTAGTCATTTATTAGCTATGTTTTCAAAAATTTTTTGACTACGCTAAACAAACTACGATAACAACAATTAAATCAAAACCAAATTGATAAATTAAAAATAATAAATGACTCATTCAGTTAACTCAGCTAAAGGTTTATTAATACTAGAAGAAGAAGATTTCGAACTAGTTGAAACATCGGGAGACTCCCGAAAAGGAAAAGTAATTCATTTAGTACATACAGTTGAAAGCAAATACAGCATAGTCATGTTCTATACAAATGAATGCGATCAATGCAAGATTATCAAACCCGTTTTACTAAGTTTTGTGGGAAACCCAACCATTCAAATATGCATGGTTAATGTTTACGACCCAGATTCGACCAATCTTATTCAATTGTCTCAAAAATCTTCCACTCCCCTCCAACACGTACCACTTATCATTTTTTATATCAACGGAACCCCATTTAAAAAATACGATGGTGGATACAATATTTCAGATTTTCAAACTTTTGTTAAAAATGTTATGGCAGAAGCATCCAAAATAAAAGATACATCAACTATAAGCGAAATCCCACCATATACTATTGGAAAACCAAATTCTTCAAAAGTATGTTATCTAACCTATCAAAAAGCATATTAAACGTTTATTTTTAATGACTAAAGAAGTCATTAAAGTATTTATAATTTACGCTAAAAATTAATAGCTTATTTTGTATTTGAACGACCCTTCATCTATCTCCATTCTCATCTGATTGTCTCTCTTGTTGTTCTCGCACCCCACTCAATATATCTTCAAACGCGTCTCTAATAGAGCCACTTTCCTCTTCTTCCAGATCGATAGTCTCGATTATATTTACCACCATCTTTACTATTATCTTTAAACATTTTATTAAACGGTAAAATTGAAGCTTTAAATCATTTTTTTTAAAATTAAAAATTATGGTAAGTTTGCAAGTAAATTTGATATTTTATAACTTCTTATAAGTAAGGAGGATAGTAAACAAATACAAATGTTTCTATGCAAAATGAATAAAGGTATATCCAACTTTAAAAATGTATTTGACTTGTATGGTCAAATTGGAATCACAGATGTATGTTTCGATATTAAAAAGATTGGGATATACATTTATACAACGTATGACAAAAGTATACATACTATGGCCACGTTTTCGAACACGTCGTTTCTGGAGTATAAATGTGAAAGAGAGTGCATTTTCACCCTAAACATCAAAAGTATGAAGGATAATTTAAAAAATATCACCAGTGTCGATACTATTGAATTGTCTATTAAAAAAGAACGCGAATTAAGGATTAAAGTGACCAAAAAAACAATTGAATTTGAAAAAAAGATTCATATGAAAGAAACTCAGTTTTACAATCTTCCAATTGTTTTAGATCAAGTTCAGCCATTAAATATTAAATCATCGGATTTTTTGGAATTTTGTAGAAGTATAAGTGGAAAGTATGTGATGACAATAAAAACTGATGATGGTATTCCAGAAATTGCATTTGAGTCTGAAAAGAGTAAAGTTGTCATAAAAAGTGACAACGAAGAAGGTGATGTAATTCTTCCATTTGAAGGAGAATTCAAGGCTGAATATTTTTCGAAACTAAAAAAGTTCACCAAATTCAACCCCAATTTAAAAGTGTATACGAATCCCGATCAACCATTAATATTTGAAACAAATATCGGAACTCCACCAAAAGATAAAGATAAAATAAAGGATAAAATAACCATTTGGATTAAATCTTTAAAACAAATGGAAGAAGACTATGAGGAACAAGAAAATTAAATAAAAAATTTTCCAAAATTAATTCTTTAAGTACGTAGGTACCAGTAATCAGTCTCTTTGTTTGTCCTCTACTTCGATAAGAAATTGGCCTTCAGATCTGAAGGCCAATTTTCTTGGTAGTTCAACCATCTTTTTAGATTTTCCCAACTTCCAGTTGAAGAATTCTTTCCACCTTGTTCGCATAATTTTGTCGCGTTAAAGCAGCGGGTAGCCTTATCTATGACCAGCTTGAAGTTTCCAAACTTTTGATACGGTAAATGGATTGTTTGACCTTAAAATCAAGAAAGCTTTTGTGGGTTTCTTTTCTTGATATTATGGAATTTATGAAAGTGACAAATTTTAAGCTCAACTATGTTTGTTATTTTTGGCAAATTGTAGTTGGAAATCGGGGTACCACTGCAGTACTTGATTGGTTTGGTTCACACCATAAATAACTTTTACAATGAATATATCTTTCAAACCCAACACGGGTTTGAAAGGATTAAAAAATTTATCTAACTTTTTTAGAAGTTCCACAATTGGGGTCGTCTACTACCAATTTCTTGTCCATAAAGTTTTGCATAATTTTGGTGCACAAGTAGTTAACATCTTGGG